TTACTCAGGATATAGACAAGATTCTTGGCCATATGGAAGTATATTTACCGCTTCCAATAATTGAGCGAGGTCTGTGTGAATATATACATCACTTGTTATATCTGTTGCCCTTGAGTGTCCCATAATGCGCTTTATAATGTCGCTATCCAGTCTGTGTCCATAAGCCATAGTTGCGAATGTATGCCTTCCGTCATGTGGCTTGTGACAACCAAAATCACTAGGTGCGTGGTTTAGCCTGTATCTGTATGTTGGGATACTGTTAATTTCACACCCTTGCATTAGTAAGTCTGCATTGTTCGTCTTGGCATTTTTTAGCCACATTTTGATAAACGGCAAAATGGCGTTATGGATAGGTATGATTCTATCTTTGCCTGCTTTTGTTTTATTTCCACCAATCATATATTGCTTATCAATGTGGACATTACAGGACTTGATTCCATATAGTTCGGCTGGCCTTAATCCTGTGTATATGAATGATAGTGTTACTTGGGCAAGCACCATATCGCTATTGCTCCACAATGTCCGTATTTCATTATTACTAAAAGGCTTATGCATAGTTGATTTTTGCGGTGCAGGTAGCGATATATACTTGGCAATATTTTTGTCAACAACACCATTTTTAATAGCGATGTCATACAGATTAGTTAAAACAGTCTTGATATTATTTAATGTGGATGCAGCCATTTGTGTATGGTCGAAGCATAATTGCAGTTGTGCTAACTTGATGTCAGCGATAGGAAAATGGTGTAAATGCTTTGTCATTTTGTAAAATGCATTGTAGCGAGATTGCTTTCTGTGCTGTATGCCTTGTCTGTCTTTATCTTCAAGTAGCCAATTCCACACAGTTTCTAATGCCACTCCTTTTGCATCATAGGCCGAAGGATCTCCTAAATATTCATATAAGGCTTTTTGCGCTTCACTTGCTTTTGCAAATGTGCCAATTGTTTTTCTCATGGCCTTTCCCATCTCATCGTATCCTAGGGTGACCATAGCTCTGTATGGCTTTCTTCTCTTGCCTGACATCTTATATACTGTACCAGTACCATTGGCTCTCTTCATTGCCATATTATCATCTCCTTAGACAATAATAGCCCTCTATTCTAACAACTAGAGTAGGGGGCTAAATTTTATCGTTTGTTTCCTGATAGCAGTTCCGATAGTTCTGATGTGGCTATTTGATAGGCATCTGAGAATTTAAAGGTATTGCCTAATGTACTTCTATCTCTTTTAATCATAAGAGCAACAACCACACTTAAACCAAAGGCGAAAATACATATAACTGATGGCAGAACTAAAAAAGCAATCGATAGTTTTAAATTAAATAATGCATATGCTAATACAATCGCACTAATTACAAAGGATAGTGTTGGAGATATACTGATTAATATAAATAACAATGCACACGCATAGATAAAAGTAAGGAATGCTTGTTGCCATGATACAGCTAGCATTATCGTACCACCAAGCAGAGGCATCCCAATCAGTGCTAGTTTGTTCCAAAAATCCATGACAAATACCCCGTTTCACAACACACTATAATAAAAATTTATTTCTGACACATCAATATCATTCTCTACGGCATGGGTCATCTTTTCGATTAACCCCACTTGTAAATCACTAAAGAAGTCATCATTTACAATGTGTGCCAGTTCGTGAAAAACCCCTTTAATTTGCTTGTCCTTTGGTTTATTGATGTTAATCAGTATAGTATATGTCCCATCGTCATTGCAGTGGACAACTGCCGTTTGTGACGGCCGTAGCTCTGCATATACGAGATTGACATTCATACAACCACTCTCTTTCCATCTTGTTTCACAACAATATGTTATTCTTTGCCCTTTAATCTATTCACGAGATCCACAACATAATCTATGTCTTCCTTTGACATATCTTTTGTAGCATCGAACAGAAGCCTCATATTCGGATTCGTCCGAAGTTGCTCTGCATATTCATTGACGGCAGGATCTGTGTAATAGGCAGAATCTTCTAAATCATACCCCATCAGCCATGCAGGCTCTACTCTTAAAGCCTTTGCAAGCAAGTATATCTTATCTTGTTTAGGCTCATATTTTCCTGTTAGATAATCTGATATAGATGAAGCCCTTATCCCACTAGCTTTTGCCAGTTCTGTTTGAGACATATCATTGTTCAAGAGGGCTTGTCTCAACCTGTTAGGGAGTGTATCTTTCATGGTTATCTCTCCTTTAAATGATTTATATCTCATCTATATAGTATACGGCTTCCTGAAGAAAAGCAATAAAATTTTATAAAAAAATACGGAAAACTGTTGACACGAATTTTGTAAGGAGATATACTTACATCATCAAGTACGGAAAGCCGTACAGAAAGGAGTGGTGATATGTCTTTTGATTATTCTTACCTCAGAGGATTCATCAGAGAAAAGTACAAGAATAACAAAGCCTTTGCTGAGGCATTAGGCATTGGACAAACATCGTTGTACGATAGACTGAACAACAAAGTTCCTTTCACTCAACGAGAAATTAATACTGTTGTCCAAAAGCATAACCTTGGTTCTGATGAAATCAAGAGGCTTTTTTTTAAAATTTAAATACGGAAATCCGTATAAAAGAAAGGAGAACAAATGATTGAGTATCTAACCAACACTAATCTTGCCAATGCGAAGTTTGGAAGAATTCAAGGAACATTCGGATGGGCAGGGAATAATGCCGAATACGCAAAGATGTGGCGTAAGAAAATTGCTGAAGACTTTGCCAATCGGCATCTCAGCAAATTTGCGAAGAAAGGCTTGCGTTACAAAATCCAACAATGCCGTATCGCAGATGACATGGCTAGAAAGGAGTGTTGATGAAGCAATTAACTGTGGCAGAAGTTGCTAGGGAGTTAGGAGTACCTGATCAACGGATTAGATGTGGTCTAAGAGCTGGCATTTACCCATTCGGCAAAGCCTACAAGAACGAAGGTAGTAGCCATTATGTATATGAGATTTGGGATGTTCACTTTAGCAAGTGGCTGAAAGGGAAATTATAAATGACAGTACAAAAAATCAGGGCGATTCTAAAAGGTATTTCATTCGCCATAGCAATGTTCTGCTGCCTAGGTGCAGTAGGCGAAAACACAACAACATTCGCCGCTATCGTATGTGGTATTGTCATGGTGGTTTTCGGTGCTTTCTTCATGCACTTAGAACGCCTAGATAAGATTGACGCCAAACGGCGGAACGCAAAAAGAAAAGCCCTGTAGAAATGGCAGTTTCTACAAGGCACAGATAAATATTATCCAATGAAATTATAACACAGGAGAATTAACTATGAATAAGAAATATGTAACTTTTGCAATTATGATGACAACCGCTTCTGCAAGCTTAGCAGCAGCTCCTTTGACTGCACCATTCCAGTCTTACGGACTTGGCGAAAATCACTACATGGGTAACCATGCAGAACAAATCGTAATCGGTGCAAACTCTGTGGTTGATAATCAAGGGGCTATTGCTATCGGTACTCATACCATGACTAGAGGCATGGATGCAGTAACCATCGGCAACAATGCGTCCGCACCAATTCAGAACTCTGTGGCAATTGGCACTAACTCCCAAACATATGCCCCAGTTGCATTTGGCCAAATGGATATTAACGGAACAACCCATGTGTTTGCAGGTGATAACCCTAATTCTACAGTAAGCTTTGGCTCTAAGGTATCTGAAACCTATAGCCACTTGGATAATTACAACCGACAATTACAGAATGTGGCGGCAGGCCGTATTGAAGCCGATAGCCTTGATGCGGTAAATGGCAGTCAACTCTATGCTGCCATCGATGAAATTAACACTAATGGTAAGCAAATTAAAAAGAACAAAGAGAATATTGAAGGTGTGGCCATTGGATTAAATCTGTTAGGTGACATCGTGAATGATCATGAGACCGCTATTAATAATAACGGAAACCGCATCACTGCACTTGGTAACAAAGTAGACACCAATGCAGCTGACATCCGTGTCTTGCATGATGTAGCTACAAATCATGAAGGTCGAATCACTACATTGGAACAACAAGTGAATAATAATCAGTCAGTTATCAATAACCGCATCAATGGCGTGGATAAGCGAATGAATCGCCTGGGTGCTTCATCTGCGGCTCTAGCTGGGCTACATCCACTTGACTTTAATCGTAATGACAAGGCGTCCTACGCAGTGTCTTATGGTCACTATAAGAATTCTAACGCAGTAGCAGTCGGTGCTTTCTATCGTCCGAACGAAAGAATCATGGTAGGTGTTGGCGCTTCTCTCGGCGCTGAAAATCAGTATACCGCCAACATTGCCTTTAAATTTGGCAAGGGGTCTGACTATCTGGCTGAAGCTAAAAGTAAAGATGCTCGTATCGAACGATTGGAAGCTATGGTTAATCAACTGATGGCGGAAAGAGGTAAATAAAGTGGTAATTTTGAGTGATATTCCTGGGTTGAAAATATTTGGATTCTACAGGAACAGAGTTTACTTAGTTCGCCAAGTGGATGTCAGTAGAAAATATTTAAGCGGATATGTTCAGGTTCTTGCTGAAGATAAAAAAATAATTGATTCAACTGAAGGCACAGATAAATACGAAAAAGTTGACAGCCATATATCAATGCATGGCGGCTGCACATGGTATGAACCAATTGAACGAGGATTTGGTGATACAAACATCACTTTTATTGGATTCGATTGTGGGCATTTTGAAGACATGAAAAAGCCAAAAGATGTTGATTATGTGGAGCTAGAGTGTAAAAGGATCATCGAACAACTAAGTAACTTACAAAAAGGAGAAACAAATGAACGAGATTAACATCATAGAGCCGACTGTTGTCGAAGAAAACCTGGTAATGCGGTGGAACAAGGATGATATGATCCAGTTCCTAGACAATCGGCTTGAAAAATATAAAGACCTGGTTGTGACAAAAGACAACTTGAAAGAAATGAAAGCCACACTCCGTGAGGTGATTTCATACCGCACCAAGTTGGCTGCGTTCGGACGAGATAAGAAGCGAGAGTTGAAACGCCCTGCTGAAATATTCGGTGCTGAACTAGAGCAAGTGCTTTCCGTCATAAATAAATATGAAACGCCTTTAGCCAATCAAATTAATGTGTATGAGGAACAAGAGGAGGAACAACGCAAGAGCGATGTATTTTCTCTTGTTAAAGCTAAAGGTGAAGAGCTTGGAATCCGAGAAGAGTGGATGGCAAGATATGTTCCGCAAACTAAGTGGTGGAATAAAACGGCTAAGTTATCCGAAGTAACTCTTGCGGTTGAGCATGAATTGAAAGAATTGCTAGAAAAGCAAAAAGAGGTAGACCAAGCTAAAGCAATGTTGGAAGAAAAGCGGACTATGCTGAATGACAAATGCGACATTCTAAACATGAGCTATGGGCTTTCAACACCTGTTAACTTTGAAGATATTGCTGAGCAAGTAATGGCTTTAGATTTTTCTACTGCTAGCAAACGGCTTGAAGAAATATTCGCTCAACGCCTAGAAATCGAAACCAACGCCAAGCAGGTAGAGGAAGAAAAGGAAGCGCCTCAAATTGTTGAAGAGCCTCTAATTAATCAGCCTAAAACAGTAACGATCATCATCAAAGGTGATGGCGTACGCAAGTTGGATAGCATCAAGAATTACCTTGATGTGAACAATATCGAGTATTCAATCATCTAGGAGATAAGCATGAATAAAAGTGAACAAATTAACGAGTTAGCAAAAGCATTGGCTGACTTTCAATCAGAGGTTAAAGACCCATCTAAAGATAAGGAAAACCCTTATTTCAAATCCAAGTATGTTGCATTGGACGGCGTGTTACAGACTGTTCGCCCAGTGTTGGCAAAACATGGACTTTCTGTAATGCAGTTACCTACTAGCGATGAGACCGCCGTAACTGTTACTACACTGTTGATGCATTCCAGTGGTCAGTTTATCGAAAGCGAACCATTCAAAGTTCTACTAACAAAAAAAGATGCCCAGGCGGCAGGCAGTGCATTGACATATGCACGGCGGTATTCATTAAGTTCAGTGCTTGGAATCGCATGGGATGATGACGATGACGGCGATAGCATTGCAGAAACAAATGTAACAAAAGAATTGTTGGCTGAAATCCAAGAACTGGCACAGGCTAAAAATATTGAAAACAAGAATGTAAGTAATTTCATTCGTGCAACCTTTAACAAAAACAGTGCCAAGCTATTAGATATGCAACAGTTGCAACAATTAAAATCCTGGTTGGTTGCCCAATGATTCAATTCGATACGGACAACATCACCATTGTGGATGGCATCGGACTACTGATGCCTTTCCCACGAGGCTCTAACTTTGAAGTGAAGAAAGGCGTTACCTACACTATTTCTGTTAAACAGAAACGAGGGAAACGATCCTTAAACGCCAATGGATATGCTTGGGTTCTGATGCAAAAGATTGCAGAAGAGTTGAGTAAAAACGGCTTATATACATCACGAAATGAGGTGTATAAGAAAGCAATTGTCGATTGCCAGGCATTCCAGTATGTCGCCGTACAAACAGAGCATACAGAGGAATTTATTAAAAATTGGCAAGCCAAAGGATTGGGTTGGGTAGCAATTGATTGTGGCCCATGCAAGAACTTCGATGGCCATACCATTCAGATATTTCACGGCAGTTCTTCCTACAATTCAAAGGAAATGGCTCGGTTAATCGACTGCCTGGTTGATGAATGTCATCAGTTAGGAATCGAGACGAAACCTCAAGATGAGATAAACAGTCTGTTGAATGAGTGGTTACCGAATGAATAAAAGAAAACGCATTGACGATGAATTGTTTCGTAAAAATAAAATTCGAGCAGCCAGGAGAGATGGATATATGTGTGTGATATGCGGTAGCCGTGCTACCGATGTACACCACATTGTATTCAGATCACAACTTGGTACGAGTGAGCTTAGCAACCTTGCGTGCCTATGTAGAAGGTGTCATGCCGCCGCACATGGGCCATATGCGAAGTTAATTAGGAGTAGATTGAAGGAGATTATAAATGAAAATTAAAGTGATAATTGAAAACAAAGTAATTAAAGCATATTTAGATAGCCGTTTAAAACTAGTTAATGCAACCATTAATGATGAAAAAGCAGAAGCGTATAAAAAGCATGAATGCGAATATCGCAAGATTGAAATCGTAGAAATGCTTGCGTTTGTTGATGCTTTGATTGAGTACGAAGCCGAAGACCGAAAACAGGAAATGCTTGAACTGCAAGAGCCATTTGGTTGGAATGGAAAGAATGACGATGAGGAAATGAAAAAAGGAAAAACATTCTTTCATTGATTAATCTGTTGGATAGTCGGAGTTAAGAAAATGGCAGAACCTAAACGGTACTTTTGGTTAAAGTTACATCGAGACTTTTTCCAAAGAAAAGACATTAAGCGGTTACGAAAGATAGCAGGTGGAGATACCTATACAATTATCTATCTAAAAATGCTCTTAAAATCGATCATGAGTGAGGGGGCGTTATTCTTCGACAACCTGGAAGATGACTTTGTTTCAGAGCTAGCTCTTGATATTGATGAAGATGTGGAAAATGTAAAAATTACAGTCCAATATCTTCTAAAAGTTGGGTTATTGGAATGCGTTTCTGATACAGAATATAGCCTACCTGATGCAAAAGACAATACAGGCACTGAAACCGCAGTAGCCAGTAGGGTTCGCAAGCATAGAGAGAAGCAAAAAATGTTACATTGTAACACTTGTGTAACACAGGTGAAACATTTGTGTAACGGAGAGATAGAGAAAGAGTTAGAGAAAGAGTTAGAGATAGATAATAAGAATTGTCGACTTTCTGACAAAAGTTCGACGGTAGTTTCTGAAATTATCGACTATCTTAATCAAAAAACAGGCAAACATTTTAGGAAAAGCATTGCCAATACTACTAGAGCTATCAATGCAAGAATCAAAGAGGGGTTCACTGTAGATGATTTTAAGGCAGTTATTGACAAGAAAGTCATCGAATGGGGTAAGGACGAACGAATGAAACAGTACCTTAGACCACAAACCTTATTCGGAACAAAGTTTGAAAGCTACCTAAATCAAGATTTAGTGGAACACAAAACACAAACAGATAAAGCTATTGATGTGGCTAAGAATGTAATTGAGTATTACCAGGAAAGAGAGGAACAAGATGGCAAAGACGGATACGGCAAAAGCTTTGGCACTGTTACAGACCGCTTTTAGTCAACACATGGACGATAAAAAGATGAAACTCTATGTTGAAATGTTGGCTGACATTAATCCTATGACATTGGCGGTGGCAGTTAAGAATGCGATTAATACTTGCGACTACTTGCCAAGTGTTGCTACACTCCGCCGACTGGCTGGCAATGTATCTGCTTATGTTAATGACAAAGAGCAAGAGGGTATATCTGATGCTTGGGGGGTTGTTATGAAAGCGGTTAGATTGGGTGGCTATGAAAGAGGTTTGGAATATCTTGATGGAATTGTCTTGGAAACGGCTAAGCCAATGTGGAGAGATATTTGTTATGACGAGAATATCATGGCGAGCCGAGCGCATTTTATGAAAGCCTATGAGCAGAATGTAAAACGAGCCAATGAGCGGACTTTAATCCGTGAGGCAGTTGCCAATGTTCCACTGATGCAAGAGGCAAGAGAAAAAGCAGTGATTGCCAATACCAATGAGGGTAGAAAGAGGATTGCGTTGCTATGTAATGGGCTTTTGAAAGAAATACCTGAATAGGGGTCGATTAAGTGAATAGAAAATGCCGTGTTTGTAACACGCAATTTAATCCTGACCATAGCGAAAACGATTTTATTTGCCAGGCATGCGTTAACAGACAAAAGAACGGAGAGCCACCAGTTAAGTATAGACACCATAGCGAATGGGAAATGCGGAAACTGGTGGAATCCAAAAAGAAAGAGAGCAAAAAGAAACCTGTTGGAAGTGGCTATGAGATACATACCTGTACTATATGCGGTCAAGAATTCGTAGCAACCCATAAAGCACAAAAGATATGCTCTTACGAATGCAGAAAAGAACGAGATAGGCGTTATTGGCATGAAAGGAAGGAAAGGGAGAAAGCAAATGCTAACAGAGGACAAAATGAATGACCTGGAACAGGCTTATCATGAAAGTGCAACACGGCTGCCAAGTGTAACGGTTACAGTACATTATTCAGGCAGTACGGATTATGACTATGAGGATTGTACTTTGGACGAGGCTATAGAAATGGCTAAAGCGGAATTCAAAGAAGAATGTAAGAATACATATTTGTATCTATCAATCGATAGAGTAGAGGGGTGATAGACATGGAACAATACTTTGCAAGAGTAACAGGGTATCCTGACGCGGTAATTCCTGAAAGAAAAACAAAAGGCAGTGCATGTTATGACATATGTGCCTATAAAAACGGCAAAATTGAGCCTGGAGCGATTGTTTTAGTGCCGACTGGTATAAAGTGTCGAATGAGGCAAGAAACTTTCTTACAGGTCCAATTACGCAGTTCTATTGGGATAAAATACTCCGTTCGATTGACCACTGGCGTCAGCATTATTGATGCGGATTATTTTGATAATCCTGATAATGAGGGTCATATATTCCTACCACTAAAGAATGATGGTAACGAGACATTCTATTACGAGGCAGGTCAGCGATTGGCTCAAGGGGCATTTATCCAATATGGCAAGGTAGACGGTGATATGACAGTGGCTGAACGGACTGGCGGATTCGGTAGCACAGGAAAGGAATAGCCATGATTGAATTTGAACATCTTGATTACTGGGGATTCTCCCATGCCATGAGAGGCATGAGGAATCCGTTGGAAAGCTGGCATAAGAATGACACTGTAGAGGATTATGAATGGGTCGACAAGGAACACATTCGCAAAATTGTAAAGATTGGCCCTAATGATCTAGAACTTGCCAAGCGATTGGCTAAAGGCGGAACAGAACACCGCAAGTATGCACGGCAGATATTTGTATCTGTTGACATTACTGCACCTATCTACTGGTGGAAAGAGTATGACACTTACAAGATAGGTACTACGGCTAACTCGACCAGTACAATGCACAAGCTAATGAGCCGTCCGCTTAGGATTGATGATTTCAGTATGAATGGGACAGAGCCTACATACTTTGATGTGCTTTCTACTTTCATCAAACGATTGAACTCATGGATAGAGTTTTACCGCAACACAGATAATAGCCTGCTAAAAGAGGCTTATTGGAGAGGTGTCATTCAGTTATTACCTATGAGTTACAACCAAACAAGAACAGTAACTCTTAACTATGAGGTGGTGGCTAATATGGTATCCCAACGAAAGCACCACAAGTTGAGCGAATGGCTAACATTTTGTGATTACATGATTGAGAGCTTGCCTTATTTCAAAGAGATTTTTGCGGATACAGAGGTGATGGCATGAACGGACTGGAAGAATTGATTGAAATGCGTGATAAAGGGTGGAAGTGGCTAGCAATTAATTGTGAAAACTGGGTTGCCAGGGTGTTTATAGAAATGCCTTATTGGAATGGTGATGCGTATAAAGGTACATGGAGTTCCCACAATGCTATGTGGAAGATTACTCCGAAAAATGGAGAAACATTGGCGTTGCAGAAACACCAAACTTTTGATAGGCCGTTTCCAATTAATGAGGCTATCGATGTATTGAAAAGGTATCACCACCAAACTGACAATCCAACTGACATGGTAAAGAATCATGACCATGATGACATGGTTAACCATCCAAAGCACTATACCAGTGGCAATATTGAGGTATGGGATTTCATTATTGACCAAGACCTTAATTACTGCCTAGGGAATGCCGTGAAATATATCAGCCGTGCAGGTAAAAAGGACGATGCCATTCAAGATTTGAACAAGGCAATCAGATTTCTTGAGCGAGAGATTAAGCGATTGGAGACAGGAAAGTAATGGTTACCTTCATTGATTTCTTTAGCGGAATAGGCGGATTCCATAGCGGATTCGAAAAAGCTGGGATGAAGTGCGTTGGATGGTGCGAGTTCGATCAGTTTGCACAGAAAAGCTATGGGGCATTATATGACACAGAGGGGATGTGGTTCAGTGACGATGTACGAAAAGGACGAGGGTGGGAATTGCCAAATGCTACTATTTGGTGCTTCGGATTTCCCTGCCAAGATGTCAGTATCGCAGGAAAGCAACGAGGCATTAGAAGAGGAACACGATCTGGACTCTTTTATGAAGTTATGCGCCTCATTGACGAATGCGAAGAAAATAAACCCCAATGGCTTGTCTGCGAAAATGTTAGAAATCTATTGTCTATTGAGGGGGGGGCAATGTATATCCGTAAGTTAACACCTAGGGAGTGTTGGCGGTTGCAAGGGTTCACTGATGAGCAGTTCGAGAAAGCCAAAGCAGTTAACTCTGATAGTCAGCTATATAAACAGGCAGGCAATGCCGTTACAGTCAATGTAACTTATGAAATCGGTAAGCATATCATGAATATTATTAACAAGGAGAACAACCAATGAATACAGTACAAATATTAGGCAATTTAACAAAAGACGCAGAGGTTAGATACACAAAAAGCGGTAAGGCAGTAGCTACATTTACAGTGGCAGCAAGCAATACCTATGTAACGCCTGAGGGTGAGACTAAGGAACAAACCGCATTCGTCAATTGCGTTGCATGGGGTAAGCAAGGCGAACAAGTAGGACAACTTGCAAAGGGCTCTAAGTGCTTTGTAGAGGGTCGATTACAGACAAGATCATACGAAAAAGATGGTCAAAAGAAATATGTAACGGAAGTAGTGGCTAACTTTGTTGGTGCTCCGTTGGGTGGCGATACAAACACAACTAGCAACTTTGATAACTTTGGTAAAGATGAGGATGTGCCATTCTAATGCGGTTTATTGTTAATGAAAAGCCAATAGGAAAGCAGCGGCCTAAGTTCTGTTATAGAACAAAGACGCCGTATACACCAAAGGAGACAAGGGAGTATGAGGCAAAAGTTGCTGCTGCTTGCGAAGACAAGATGAAAAAGCTTGGGCTAGAAATCACAGATAAGCCCTGTAAGGTGAGATTGGATATTATGGTTAGTATTCCTAAGTCTTATAGCAAGAAAGACCGCACGGCTTGCCTAGAGGGCAGAAAACTACCTACCAAAACCCCAGATACTGATAATGTGTTGAAATCTATCAAGGATGGTATGCAAAAGGTCTTTTATATTGATGACAAACAGGTTATCGAAGATCATGTGATTAAAAGGTATTGGGAACATGGTGATGCGGTGTATGTGGAAGTGAGTGAGGTGATATAGTGGCAGATGACTATTGTGAGATTGCAAGAAACTATCTTAAGCCAATCTGCAGGTATGGGATTCGTATCGATGTATTGAAAGAGAGGCTTGATACATTAAGAGGAGACCTATATACACTGAGAGCGGTGGATTACTCTAAGGAACGGCTAAGTGGGGGTGGAACGCCATCAGGTATCGATGGTGGGATAGCTACATTGGTTGATGCAGAATCGGCTGCCTTGGCTGAAATGGCTGAGTTGGTTACCAAGAAAGAAACGGCAGTCTCTATTATCAACGAGTTGCCTGACATGGATTGGAAGAACATACTCACCTATGCCTATGTGGATGGATATGATAACCAGGAGATAGCGGATAGGATTAGGTTCTCGGTAGACAGAGTAAAACAGTTACGAAGGGAAGCATTGTATGAATTTGGTCGAAGATTGGAAAATCGCCAAAAAGATTACACTCCATTACACTCAATTACACCCAATTATCCCTGCCGATAAGGTATAATAGTATTGTAATAAGTGTTGGTTAGACACGAATTACACTCCTTGAAGAAACTCATAGTACACACAACGATTGCCTTAGCTGATTGCTAGGGCTTTTGTTGTATTGAGTATCGTAAAGATTACCAAGTGAATTGTACTTAGCTGATTAATAGAAAGCTTAGACAATAAGATTTAGCACTTGGTATGGCTATTATTGGCGACAGTCAATCACTATACAATCGGTGGCGCAGATACCTTTCATCTTGAGATTAATTACAATACATTTTGTCTGCACCTTGCTCTTGCTACTTAGCTATCACGATAGTTTTATTTTTTAAAGATTACAGTATGAGAAATATAAATTATTGATTAGAAACATGAAAATAGTTACATTTCTTTTGGCACGAGAGTGAGTACCACCACATGAATCAATGGGCTAGACAATAATAGCAACGGCTAGCCAATGACATATCTATGTCTAGTGGGTCAGGAAACACTCACGATAAAGGAGAGTTTCTGCTCTGACCAGTGGGGCAAATGAACTGGGATGGCATCCAAGCCTATAAAGTAGGAAATGTTGATGGGGCGATAAGTCTCATCGATTGGAACTACTATGGATGTCCTGGGTATGACAAAAACTGCCTGTACATGGATGGTTACCCAAGAGGCTTAAGGGGCTGCTCTGCTAAAGCAGTAGGCGTAACGAAGTGCGTTGCGTGCGAGGGTTCGAATCCACCACCATCCGCCATAATTAACTACGAGGGATATATGAAAGAGAAGCTGATATCAATCACCTGTCATGACAGTAAATGCATGAACAATAGCAAAGGTAAATGCATTGCTAATGAAATCGTGATAGGAATGCGAGGGAAATGCAAATCGTTTTCTGATACACGAAGCATCATGTTTAACAATGGTGTTGATTTAAGTTCTCAATAAATGGCATATATCTCCGTGGATATACAACAAAAGCAAGATAATATTCTCAACAAGCACTATCTGATTATAGGTGGTGCTTTTTTCGTGCGTTGAAAGGGGGTGTGGAAGTAATGGGTAGACCTAAGAAAGTTAAAGATGTGGGCGGAAGACCTACGAAAATGACAAAAGAGGTATTGGAAAAGCTGGAGTACTACTTAAGCCGTGGCGTAAGTGTTATCAGTGCTTGTGGATTCGCAGGGATTGATAACTCCACCTTCTATGATTGGAAGAACAACAATAAAGACTTTGCCAATAAAGTTGAGATATGGCAGAACGCCTTATCAACAAAGGCTCAATTGGTTATTGCTGATAGCATCGAGGAAGGGGATAAGGATACTGCTAAGTGGTTCAAAGAAAAGACTGATAAGCGGTATAACCCTAAACATATGACTGAGGTAACTGGTGCTGATGGTGGAGCAATTAACATTGCTTTCAAGTGGGAAGATGAGTAGCGAAATCATAACAATCCCATACAAGCCACGCCCCATTTGGAAGAATGAAATCCACAAAGGGGTAGAGTCACATCGGTTCTCGGTGATTGTAGCCCATCGGCGGTTTGGCAAGACTGTTGGCAGTGTTAATCACATTATCAAGATGGCGTTAATGTGTTCACTGCCTAGCCCTCAATATGCGTATATCGCTCCGTTCCGTGTTCAGGCTAAGCAGATAGCTTGGGCATACCTCAAGTACTATACATCCGTGATTCCTAATCGGATTGTGAATGAATCGGAGCTATATGTTGAGTTGCCTACACTGCATAAGAATCGGCAAGGGGCAAGGATATATGTAAAGGGTGCTGATAACCCTGATAGCTTGCGCGGTGCTTACTGGGATGGAGTGATACTTGATGAATATGCACAGTTTAGACCTGAAGTATGGAACGAAGTTATTCGTCCGTCTCTATCAGATCGTAACGGCTGGGCTATATTTATTGGCACACCGAAAGGACAAAATGCCTTTTACGAAATGTACCAAAGAGGGGTAAGCGAACCTGATTGGTATACCTGTAAGTTCACAGTATCAGAATCTAAGTTGATACCTGATGATGAAATCGCTGATATGAAAGCATCGATGAGTGAGGATGCGATAAGGCAAGAGTTGTATTGTGACTTCACCGCATCAGCATTCAATGTGTTGATTCCGATTGACCTAATCAGCGATGGTGGAGCAACAGTGATAAAGCCTAATGATATGTTAGAAGCCCCTGTTGTGTTGGGTGTCGATGTGGCTCGGTTCGGTAGCGATAGATCAGTTATCGTGAGACGGCAGGGGTTATCCATGCATAAGCCGTTGGTGTTCAGTGGCGTTGATAATATGAGGCTAGCTGACATCATTGCTCGTGAAATCAACGAGCATAAACCTGATGCGGTATTCATTGATGCAGGTCGAGGTGAAGGTGTTATCGATAGGTTAAGACAACTTGGCTATAGAGTGTCTGAGATACCATTTGGTGGCAAGGCCCTTAAGGATAGCAAGTACACAAACCGAAGAGCTGAGATGTGGGATGCCATGGCTCAATGGCTAAGAGGTGGTGGCTCATTACCTGATGATGAAGAGCTATGCGCTGAACTCGCTATGCCTGAGTATGGATACGATGCTAAAGGCAGAATCCTGCTAGAAGCAAAAGACAAAATGAAAGAACGATGCGGTCGCTCCCCTGACTTGGCGGATGCGGCGGCACTTACATTCGCAACGCCTGTGCGAAAGCACATTGGTGTGAGTGCCACAAATAGGAAGCTGGTAGCCAATACGGACTATCAGCCTTTTTAGTATTTATAAGGGAAAGGAGAGTGCCTAATGAGTAAAGGTTTATTCGGTGGTGCATCTGCACCTGCTGCTATTAAAGTACCTGACCCAACACCTACGGCAGTAGCTGATAGTGGTCAAACAGGTGATAGCCTTGCTGCAGGACAAAAGAAGAAGAAACGAGGATTTGATTCCACTGTTTCTGATGCAACTATCTTGGGTAATGCAGGGCAAGACACTAAACGGACATTAGGGTAACGGATATGGCTAACACGATTTTGGGAAAGTCAAAGAAGACTGACAAAAAGGAAAAGCCTGTTGCTCGTGATTATGTTAAGTTACGGCAACGATTTAGTTCTCTGATGCAAAAACGGCAACGATACGAGAAGGTATGGAAAGACATCAAGCAGTATGAGTTGCCACATATCGGCATATTCGATGATGAGGAAGACCTGGCTAAGAATAAGACGGGGAAAATCTACAACTCGACAACCTGGGAAGCTTGCCAAATATTTGCTGCAGGTGTCATGAGTGGCTTAACCCCACCCAGTCGCCAATGGTTTAATCTGACCATGGATAATGCTCAAATGGCTGCTAATAGTGATGTGGCTAAGGTATTGGATGAACGGCAACAAATACTACAAGCAGTACTAGCTAAGTCCAACTTCTACACCACGGCATTTAGTTGCTACACGGAGCTTCCATATGGGCAAGCACCAATGGGGATTTTTACAGATCCTAAGTATGGTGTCCGCTATGTTCCATACACAATTGGTACATATGCTCTTGAGGCAGGTGCAAATGGTGAAATTAGTACATTCGCACGGCGGTTTAGAATGACCGCCTCGCAATTGGTAGAACAGTTTGGAACTGACAATTGTCCGCTGAATGTACTAAATGCATTCAAGTCCAGTAGTAGCTATAATCAGACATTCATTGTGAATTGGCTTGTTGAGCCAAACAGTGAACGGACTATTGGCGAAATTGGTCGCTCTAATATGCCTTATCGCTCAGTCTACTGGGTAGAGGGGCAAGAGACTGATAGAGCATTGTATGATGGTGGCTTTGAAGAGTTCCCAGTCCCTGTGGCTCGATACACTGTGGTGGGTCATGAAGCCTATGGCAAGGGTGCTGCATGGTTTGCATTAGATGATGCACGGATGCTACAAAAGCTTGAATATGACCATCTTATGGCAATTGAGTTGGGTGTTAAACCACCTATGCAAGCACCAAGTGGCATTATGGGGCAGGTTAACCTCTTCCCTGGTGGCATCACTGAGAGCGACACAGGTGAAATGGTTAAGCCTCTATTCGATGTGCGGCTTGATACCGCATCGCTTATGAACAAGATTCGTGAGACAGAAGACCGTATCAAGCGATTCTACTCAGCGGATTTGTTTATGATGATTGACCAAATCGAAGGTGGTCAAATGACTGCTAGAGAGGTCATGGAGCGGTCTCAAGAAAAGCTACAACAATTAGGACCTGTGGTCGAACGATTGTTATCTGAGTGGTTGAATCCAATCATCGAACGCACCTACAATATCTTGGATAGGGCAGGGATATTCCCTGAGCTGCCTGATGAATTGGCTCAAGAACTAGCTGATGCTGATGTAAAGATTGAGTACATCAGTCCGTTGGCCCAAGCACAGAAAATGAGTTCGCTCACTAATATCGAGCAGTTGCTTGGATTCGTGGCTAACGCAGCACAGTTTGACCAATCTATCCTAGGCAAGCTAGACCTTGTACAAGCGGTCAACATCTATGCTAATAGCTTGGGTGCGCCAGCTCCTATGCTGAAGTCTGATGAAGAGTTCCAACAAGCTTTGCAAGCTCAACAACAAGCTCAGCAACAAGCACAGGAACAACAACAGGCTATGCAAATGGCACAAGCAGCACCTCAAATGGCACAAGCTGCTAAGGTGGCTACAGAGGCGGCTAATGATGGCAACCCTGCATTACAAGAATGGTTAGGTATGTAGATGACAAAAGCGAATGTAACGGCTGAACAGAACACGAATAACGCACTCATGCGATACAAGCAACGAGAAAAGGACGAGCAATCGATTAGGGCTATCATGGCCACGGAGACTGGTCGATGGTTCATTACACGGCTATTAGATGCGACAGGCATTAATGCCAAGTCCTTTACTGGCAATAGCGAAACATTCTACCGAGAAGGCAAGAGAGCTATTGGTATCCATGTGTTGCGACAAATTGAAAGCTTAGGACTTGATGGCCTTAAGCTGAAACAACAGGCTGAAATGGAATATGCCAATCAACAGATTGAATGGCTGACACTAATTAATCAAAAGAAGGATGAACAATAATGGCAGAAGATACTTTGCTGGGCGGTCAACTTGACACTGATTCCGCCCAAGATGGTAACCAACCTGAAGTTGAACAACAAAGCACTAGCGACACTACGGCAACGGAAGAAACTGCTAGCACACCTGCACCAACTGTGCCCGAACAGTATGATTTCTCTGAAGCCGTTGGTGATCAGTTAGATGCTGAAACGGCAGCAAGCTTTTCTGATGTATTGAAATCTGTAGGGGCAACGCAAGAACAAGCCTCTGCGATTGCTAAATATGGTGTTGGTTATGCACAACAGATTGCTAACCAAGCCGTTCAATACCAAGAAGAGCAAGCGGCTAAACAATCTCAAGAATGGGCCGATGCCACACGAAAGGAGTTAGGTGCATCCTTTGATGACACTATTGCTCAATGTGGTACGGCAGTGGAATATCTCGAACGAGTTGTTCCTAACATTCGTGAGATTCTCAATGAAAATGGATTGGGTAACCGAGTAGAAGTAGTTCGTGCCTTTGCTAAAATCGGACAATTGGTATCCGAGGATAGAGGGCATGACACAAATGGCTTAGGCAGCGCACAAACGGCTGCTGACATTCTTTATGGTGGTAACAAATAATAAGGAGAAATTGAACAATGGGAATTATTGCAGAACAACGCCCTACACTTATGGATGTGGCATCTCGCACTGAGGACAACAAGATTGGCGCTATCGCTGAATTGTTGACCGAAAACAACGAAATTTTAACAGATATGGTTATGAAAGAAGGTAACCTTCCTACTGGTAACAAGACAACTGTACGGACTGGTTTGCCTCAAGCAACATGGCGTTTGCTTAACTATGGTGTACAACCTTCTAAATCCAAGACTGCACAAATCACTGATACTTGCGGTATGTTGGAAGCTTACGCAGAAGTGGATAAAGCATTGGCTGACCTTAACGGCAACACTTCTTCCTTCCGCTTGTCTGAAGATATGGCATTCTTGGAAGCCATGAACCAAGAAATGGCTAAGACTTTGTTCTACGGCGATACTTCCGTAGACCCTGAAAAGTTCGTAGGCCTCGCACCTCGTTACAACACATTGAATGCTAAGAAAGCAGAAACGGCTAAGAATGTGTTGGATGCAAAAGGGACTGCTAACCTTACATCTATCTACCTCGTTGTATGGGGTGCTAACACAGTACACGGCATCTTCCCTAAAGGGTCTACTGCTGGCTTGAAACATGACGATAAAGGCCAAGTAACTATTCAAGATGCTAATGGTGGTAACTATGAAGGCTACCGCACTCACTACAAATGGGATTTGGGTCTCACAGTTCGTGACTGGCGTTATGTAGTTCGTATCGCTAACATCGATGTGAACGCATTGACTAAGGATGCTTCCGCAGGTGCTGACCTCATCGACTTGATGACAACCGCTGAAGAACTTATTCCTAACCTTAACGCAGGCCGTGCTTGCTGGTATATGAACCGCCAAGTTCGCACCTTCTTGCGCAAACAAAAGAACAATGCGCATAAGTACCAAATCACTGAAGGCAACGAAGGTGGTAAGATTACAACCGAATTTGACGGCATTCCTGTACGCCGTGTAGATGCTCTCATTAACACTGAAGCACAAGTTCGATAGTATTAAATGTAAGACTATACCCACTCCCTTAACTGGGGGTGGGGTTATTACTAAAAAGGAGAAACAATATGATCTTGGATAAAGAGAATGCATTCTTTTATAAATCTGATTTGGCTAAAGGCACAACTGGTGATGTAGTATCTGTTGGCGGTGATGCCTACGAACAATGCTTCATCGTAGGCAATGTAGCAAAAGCATTGTCTGCGGCTGCAACAGTAACACTTACTACTTCTGATACGGCTGACATGGCTTCCCCTGTAACATTGGGTACATACACATTGGCAGCTGCAGCAGGGTCTGTGTTCGCAGCTCGCATTCCATTTGGCGTAAAGAAATATTTGCAAGCTAAAATTACTGGTGCTACCACTGGTACTTGCACAGTAGCAGTAGCAATGGATGTTGCCATTTCTCGCTAGGGGGTAATTATGGAATATATTGCATTATGTGATTCCTATGGGTTTGCAGGTGGCTATGTTAAAGAAGGCGAAACTGTAACCATTACGGATAAGCAAAAGAAAGAATATGATCCTAAATACTTTGAAGCATTGTTTGCACCTGTTGGTGGAGTAGAAGAACCTGCTCCTGCGGAAGTAAATGATGCTCCTGTAGAAGAACCTACAGTAAGTGAATAACAGAATAGGGGCGGTGAAAACTGCCCCTTATTTTTATTTGTGAGGCGACAAGATGACTAAAACAGACATTTGCAACCTAGCACTTTCCTATATAGGGCAAGGCATGATTGCATCAATTGAAGCAAACAACGAATCTGCTCGCCAGTGTAGATTGCATTATGACAACACTCGAAAGCTATTGCTCAGACAGTATGAATGGTCTTTTGCCAGAAAGCATGAGCCATTGGCTTTGGTGAACACTGAAATCAATGGGTATAAATACATTTACTTGTACCCTGAAAAGTGCCTTAAGATGCTTGCTATCTTGGATAACCACAACGCCTTTGATGCCTTCCGTCAAAAGGAGTTTGAGGTATTCAATATGGATAACAATACCAAGGTAATTGCCTCTAATGTGGAGTTGGCATACATCGACTATGTGTATGACATTACAGACTGTGACATCTTCGATAGCTTGTTCCTGGAAGCATTGGCAAGAAAGCTTGCGTCCAATCTCGCAGTACCACTGTTAGGTAATGAATCTACTGCAGACAGGAACTACAAAATGTACCAGGCAGCACTCGAAGAAGCCAAATCTTTGACTGCTAAAGAACGCAAGGCACAAGTCGAGTATCCTAGTCTGTATGCATCTGTACGAGGTGGCGACTAATGGCACTGACACCTTTATTTACAATTCAACCAGCCTTTACTAGCGGAGAAATCTCTGATGAAGTGAATAGCCGTGTTGACCTTGACCAATATAAATCGGCGTTGCTATTGGCTCAAAATGCGGTTATTCGTCCTTTCGGCTCTGTGTGTAAAAGACAGGGAGCTCGATATATAGCTGATGCAAAGTATCATGATAAACCGATTCGGTTAGAAGAATTCACCGCATCAGGCAATGTATCATTCCTTCTTGAGTTCGGTGTTAAATACTTCCGTGTATATCAAATGGGTAAGCTCTTAGCTGAGGTTGAGACAGTATTTGATGAGACGGATATTCCTAACCTTCACTTCAATCAATCGGCTGATACCATGTTCATTTGTAGTGGTGAAAAGCCTGTGCAAGCTCTTCAACGGATTACAGATACGCAATGGACAATCCGTGAGTATGCACTCAATCCTATGCCGTTTGATGACATCAACACAGACAAAGGGAGCAAGCTCAAGGTAGCTAACAACAAACTGACTGCTAGTGTTGATATGTTCACTGAGGAAATGGTGGGAGACCAATTCAAAGTCTTACATACAATTCCAATGCAGAGCTTTACCGCATCAGGGCAGACCTATGAACGGCATATTGATGTGGCGGATTATGAGGTCGAAGATGGCAAGGTATCCTGGTCTATTACCACACACGGAACATGGACTGGGTCTGTAACCATTCAGACATCGGAAGATGGTGGCAATACTTGGCTTGATTACAAAATCTATAAATCTAAGAATGATACGAATGTAACGGATAGCGGTACATTTATCAATACATATACAACTAGTCGAGTAGTTACCCACATTGAGAGTGGCAATAATACATTCGAGTATAAGATACATTCACACACTGGCTTTGGTATCGTCCGCATCAAAAAGGTGTTATCCCCTAGAGAAGCGGAAGTAGATTATATCTTGAAACCTGCCAAGGATACTGAAACATATCTATGGAACAGGGGATCATATGGCAAGTCTCATGGCTACCCTAAGATGTCTGTATTCTTCCAAGACCGATTGGTGTTTGCTAACACAAAGAAAGGTTCTAACAAGATATGGATGAGCCGTACAGGCGACTATCCTAACTTCGGCATTGAAAAGGCATCAGGGACATTGACTGATGATAGTGCTATTACATTGAGCATCATCAACCGCAAGCTATTTAGTGTTAGACACCTAGTACCAGCGACTGACCTTATCATTCTGACAGATGGTAATGAGTGGATTATCAGCGGCGGCAAAACAGTAACTCCTAATGATATATCCCCTCGGATTCAGACCCAATTCGGTGCAGCAAAGGCACAGCCTGAGTATATTGGCAATCGGTGCGTATTCGTAACTGACAGGGGTAACAATGTCCGTGATATGGCTTATGACTATACACGAGATGGCTATTCAGGCAATGACCTATCTATCTTGGCTAAGGACACATTACGAGATGTGAAGTTACTGAAATCCACTTATGTACAGAACCCTGATAGCATTATTTGCTATGTGGGTGATGATGGCATCTTGCGGTGCATGACATATATCGCAGAAGAACGAGTGAATGGGTGGTCTCGCTACATGACAGATGGCAAGTTTATCGATTGTGAAGCGGTGGCAGAACATGAGAATGATGCTTTATATGTTGTGGTGGAGCGAACCATTGGCGGTATTGCTAAGCGGTACATCGAAAAGCTAGAAGCACTCACTACCTATAAGGTTGGCGACAATTTCTTCTTAGATTCCTTTGTCCATGAATCCCATGACGAGAATGTATCTAGTATTCGTGCTAATCACTTGACTGGTAAAGAAGTAACCATTGTGGTGGATGGCGTTGTCCACCCTAAGCAAGTAGTTCCCAGCAGTGGCGTTGTCGAGCTGACAACAAAAGGTAAAGACATCCTTGTGGGCCTTGATTTCGAGTTCAGAATCGAACAACCGACCTTTGAGATGCAACTCAATGACGGCACGATTCAGGGGCGGTTTATGCGCCTCAATGGAGCGATACTCCGATTGGTTAACTCTAAAGGCGGTCAATGTGGCCATAATTTTGAAACTATGGATGACATAGAAACTATGGATGAAGATGGCTATTACACTGGTGACTACGATGTCACATTCCCTCAAGGAAGCAATGGATTCAACGAACAGTGCCATGTATGTATTAGACACAATGAGCCGTATCCCTTTAATTTAAAAGCAATTATCCGTAATCTTAGCTATGGTGGCGGTCGACATGAAAACATTAATCGAGGCGTATAACCCTACGAAACATGACAATGATATTGAGTGGCTATCACACAATCTGAGGGATATGGATTTACTGGAGCTGAGAGAGAAAGGCAAATGGGATGGATACAACCAACTACAAGATGCCTTCTCTCAACCAGGCTATAAAAATTATTGCGTGTACCTAGAAAGTGGGGAAATGCTCGGTGTGTTCGGCATATCTGAGCGACCACTATATATGGATATGCACTGTATATGGTTCATGGGATCTACCATACTAGAACACAACTTTGCAGCAAAGAGAGCTTTTATTCAAGGCTCTAAGAAGATATTGCAACAGTGGGTAAAAGAATATGGGCGATTGTTTAACTACGCACACAGAGCGAATAAGCTAATCGTGGCATGGTTACAATCGGTTGGTGCAGCCTTTTATGACACAGAAGATAAAGATTACAAACTATTTATTATAGATTGAAAAAGGGGGAAATGCGTATGTGTATGCCAGTAGCAATGGCACTCACTGGTGTATCGACACTCATGGGCATACAGTCGGCTCGGCAACAAGCTAATGCACAGGCTGCTATGTATAATCAACAGGCGGCAGTAGCAGAGCAAAATGCTCGTATTAGTGCGGCCAAACAAAATCAAATTAATGATCAGTACCTTCAAGATAAGCAACGCATGGATGACAAGATGCGGTTGGTGGCAGGTCAGAATGCAGCTGAAGCAGGGTCTAGCAATCTAACAATGAGTGGCACACCGCTTCAATCGTTGGGTGCTTCCTATGATGCATACAATCAAGATGTAAATACTTGGGATACAAACAAGAATAATGCGATTTGGAATGAAAAAGTTAATGAAATCAACTACCTTAACCAAGCTAATTCCGCTCGTAGTGCAGCGGCGAATGCTAAGCAACAAGGCAATTTGTCTGCCTTGGCCACATTGATTGGTGGAGCTTCTTCCATGTATTCCTTGAAGCAACAATATGGCGGTGCGAAGAAGACAGGAACGCAAGGCTTTACTCGCTCTACAACTGATGGCCAAATTCGCACTGATGCGGTCGACCCTACAAAGGTGGATAACATCAGAGTTGTTAAGTATAACAAGACTAAATAATAGGGGGATGACAAGTGAAATTACAAAGTTATAACCCAAACGAAAAGCTAAACACCATCAATGCTCAGGTGGCTAACACTGGCAACGCCCTAGCTTATGGGGCTGATAAAAGTGGTGTGGATGCGTTGCAAAACTCTTTGTTAAAGGCGGCAAAGGTTGCTGATGATGAACATACAGAACGAATGAATGTTGCGTTCATGAATGCAGAAACCGATTATAATAAGCAAATTATAGACAAGCTATATAACGAAAAAGATGGTTTAGCTCATACGGAACTTGGTGGTGCAGCAGGATCTACGCAGAAGTTTTATGACGCGGAATCTGAGATTCGACAAAGTGTATTGAGCAAGTTACCTAACAATCGACTGGTGTACGAAAAGTTTAACAGGATGGCAGATGATTCTACTGTTCGCAACGGTCAAATGATGAATAATCATGAGTTTGACGAGAAAGAAAAGTATACCAATGTTACCTTTGATAACAACTTTGACACCATGAAAGATTTGGCTTCCCTGCAGTACAACAACGGAACAGGGTTACTTGCTTTGTCAAAAAACTTGAGAACCAACATCAACAATACATATGGATTCCGTGGTGAGCAATACACAAAAGATTTGTACAACCAAAAGATTGATGAAGTAGGGGCGCTCGTATTAGACCAACTTGATAGGCAACAAGACTTTTCAAATGTCAGCAAAATCACAGGCGTTCTCCGTGATATGGGTGTGAGTGAAGAGCTTGTACAAAAGCTAGAGGCTAAATCTCGGAAACAGGAAGCTGCGTTCGATGCTACTAATGGTGCGGCACAATATGCTGCTTCACACTGGGGTGGTGGCAAACCGCCTGCTAATGCAGCGGAAGTTGCATATAATGAAAAACTTGCAGAACTCAAGGCTAAACAAGCTAAAGGCGGACAACTCGATGCAAGTAAATTAAAAGCAGAATTTGAACGCACGAAAGGTAAGCCTTATTTAGAAGGTAGTGACGGCGTTAATGCTACTGATTGTGGTAAGTGGGTTCAGGATACGATGAACAACATTGGTGGTTATCGATTCTTGGGCAGAACTGCAGATGGTCAATATTATCAGCTTGAACAAGCAGGTATGATTTTTACTGATAAAAGTCAGCTACAACCTGGCGATACAGTTTATTGGAATGTACCAGGACATTCATATCCTGATACAGATGATATTAACCAAGCTGGCGACAATGGTAACGGAGCATACAAAGGTATATCTCATGTAGGCATTTATATGGGTGATGGTATGGTCGCTCAAGCTGGCACTAGTGGCGTTTCTGAAATTCCGCTCGATACATATCCGATAGTTGGTATGGGCAAAGTGGGTAGCTCAGGGAAGGTGCTAACTGATGGAGAAATCCAAGCACAAGCAAAAGCCTTTTCCGATGCAGTTGGAGCTAAAGCAGCGGCAGATTTACAAGTATACCAAAGAAATATAAGTGACCGAAAGAAAGCTATCTTACTTCAATTAGACCAAATGGATGCTAATGGAGCTACATCGCAAGAAAAGTTGAATTTCCTAAATAATGAAGCAGGTGATAACCCTGATTTACGAGCTGAACTACTTGGGAAAATTGGGTCTGAACGAAATGCCGTGAGACGAGAAGCTCAGGCTGCATCGTTAATTAGTACACAAGATTATGTCTATGTTCAGCAATATGCAGCTACACATTCGCTACAGGATACTATGGCTGAATTTGATCGTGTCCATCCAGGTGGAAGCATGACACAGGCACAGATGGATGGAATCATCAACATCACTGGTAACAGGGATAATGTGAAAGCATTGAAGTCTGAATATGGTGGTTATATCGAATCTGTTATCGATGCGAATAAACCTGATGGTGAAGCAGGAAATGTGTACGAGGCAGGTGTCTATGCGAATATTGGCAAACAAAGAGCTGCATGGCAAGACGAACATGGATATGACCCTGGGCCTGAAACCGTTCGACAAATGGCAGCTGATGCCGTTGTGAGCCAAACCACATACCAACCTGGTGGAGATGGCGCACTTACATACACCGCAGCACAACTCACTGGTCTTGGAATTACAAATTTATCTTGGGTTGGAAACGAAGGATATATGCAAGCTACATTCAATAATGGCGACACAGAAACAATGCCATATTGGGAATGGAGTAAACGCATGAATGGAGAATAATTATGCCTGATGAAATGAAGACAGTCGCCAATAATGGCATCTATCAAAAAGATTATACAGTTGCAGGGACGATTGAAGGCGGCCCTGCCCCTAAAGGGGTATGGGACAGAATCAAAGATACGGCAAGTGAATTAGGGCAGCGGATGGATTCTGTTAATACAACATTGACAGACCCTAACGCCAATACTGTTGATAAAGTAAAATCAATTGCTGGCCTTACTGATGGATTCTTAGGTCTTCATGATTCTATGAATGCAACCACTCAATACCTAGAACCATATACAATGAGCCGTGCTAATGATAATAATTTGGCTGGGTATTTATATGCTCGTGTGTATGCAAAGCCTAATTATGATTCTGTTAAACGAGATAAAGCAATTGAAATCGGCAATAAACTGGATATAAATCCTGACATTATTTTATCTGCCAGTGATGACGGCTTTGCTCGTGCCATTGACATCTCTAATCAAATGGATAGAGGCAGAACTTATGAGGATGTCACAAAGCAATACCCTGAATTATTAAATATGCGTTATGGGTCTCTTGCTAGTGCGGAACAGACTTTTGACAATGTGCAGAACATTAATAAAACAAGAGGTGTATTCGACAGTATCCAACAATCATTATGGGCTATGAATGACCAAATGTTGCTAGGCTATGCAGGGTACAAATTGGCTGGCACAAAAGACGAAGGCGAACGGCAAGATATTCTAAAAGAAATCGACCGTCTTCAAAATAACTTGCAAAACTACCGACAAACAGACACTTCTGATATGGGGTCTAAGATCATAGGCGACAGTTTAGCTCAAGGCTATATGATGGGTGTCCAAGCTATCAAAGGGGCTAATCGTGCGGCCCAAGGTATGGCTGCAGGCATTGGCCTTGGTGCGGTAGGTGGTGCAGCGGTTGGTGGCATTGGTGCTGCTCCAGGTGCAGTGGCAGGTGGCTTGTCAGGTCTTACATATGGTGCACAAGTTGGCATGGCAGAACAAATGTATCAAACCTCTTTTGGGTCTAAGTACATTGAGCTTATTCAAAAGAAAGATGCTAATGGCAATAATGTGTACTCACATGACGAAGCATATAGCATGGCTCAAAAGTTTGCGGCGATTGATACAGGTATTGAATTCTACGCAATGAAGCTTGGTGTTAAGGCAGTTACTAAAGCTACCCCTGCTAGCCATATGGCAGCACAAGCCATCACTACAGGTGTAGATACTACAGTAGCCACCATGAATAAAGGCATGGGGGCAGTAGTTGGTCAAGCGATGAAGCGAGGCGTACAAGCAGGTATTCCTGAACTAGTCGAAGAAGGATTGCAAGATGCCAACGAAAAAATACAACATAACTTGTTCCGCAAAGATAATGACCCTGAAGGCACTTACTCTGTAGGCGACATCGCTAGCGGTGCGTTGGGTGCTATGGCACAAGCAGCACCTTCCGTTATCGGCTTGACTGGTCTAGGCGGTCTAGCTGGTGGGATTCGTGTGGCACATGATCTTCGCAAGTGGAACAGTCTTACTGTTGAACAACAAAATGCGGCACTTCAAGCTGAACAGAATCGTAACGCACAAACCTTAATGGCAAACATCCGTAACGATGCCAAGACAAATAAATTGGCGAAGGACAACCCTGAAGTTTATGGGCAGTTGGTACAAAAGTATGCACAGAATGCACAAGTACCGACTGCCTATGTTAATGTCCACGAATTGGTGGAAACTCCTGAAGGACAAAATGCAATTCGTGAAATGGTAGATGCTGGGATTGTAAGTGACGAAGATGTCGCTAAGTCGATTGAAGCAGAAACTCCAATTGAAGTGCCATTGGGTCAATTCGCACAAAAGGCAACTAACTTGTCCGATAATGCGATGGAAGCTATGAAAGACACTACCTACTACACAGAAGGTGGTCGCTCTATGCAAACAATCGAAAAGGATAAAGAAGCATATGCTCAAGCTCAACAAGATGTCTCCAATGAGTTAAAGAATCATAAGGCAAATGTAAAGCAAGAAATTATTGCCGAGCATTTCCCTGATGCGACCGAATCTCAAAAAGAAGTCTTGAATGAAGTCTTAGATACTCCTGATGATGTGAAACGGACATACAATGCGGCGGTTTTACAAGCTCAAACTGATTTCCGTGAGAAATATAACAGTGAGTACCAAAATTTCCAAATGGCCAAGAAAAATGGCTTTGATATTTCGCCTGAGAGCGAAGATAGAGATGGTTCTAATGTAACTATAGCGGAGAAAGAGCGAATGGCTGTTATAGACTACAATAGACACCTAGAATTGGAAATGGCTAAAAATGACCCTGATGCCACTGAAATTATCAATCAAAAGTACGATAATATGGCAAAAGAAGCCAAAGCAATCAGTGAATTGGAATCCATGAGTGAGCATATCGATAAAATTGCTGATGGCGAAGTGGCTATGCGGATGAATTTCAGCAAAGATGGTTACCAAGTATTCCAAGATGTGTATAAGGCGCTGAAGCAATCTCCGAATGCAGAGGTAGCTGCTCAAGCTAAACATGGTGCGTTGTTGTTCGCATCTCATGCCGATGTAATGGCTAACATTATGCAAAAGGCAGGGAAGAGTGATTTCACCGCTAAAGACTACATGAACCAGTACATCAGAATACAAACAGGCGAGAAAGGTATCGGTAGTGGATTCGCTCAACCGCTTAATCCTGGTGTTGACCCTAATACAAAGGTAAATATTATTGATATTACAATTCCAGGCAATCATAAAGTCAATTTTATGTCACAACAAGAGTTAGTTAAATATGTACGATCTAATTCAACTGGAACAGTTCTATCCAAGGATAAACTTGCAAGTATAGGGATAAAGGACTATCAAGGTGCTAAACATTTAGCATGGAATTTCACTAAACGGAATAAAGGTGTTCATCGTGCATCTCTAACTAACTTAAAGTCACTCATTGAGAATGCCGTATTAATTGAGAGTGAAAAAAACAATAAAAAAGACTTCAATATGCCAATCTCTAAAACACAGAGCCGGAAAAATGAAGTCGAAGTTTACCATAGATTTTACACGCCTGTAATATTTGGTAATTCTATATATGTAGTGAGATTGGTCGGCGAAGAGCGGCAAAACAAAATCACAATTAACCCTACTAAAATAGATTTATATAGTATAGTTGTTGAAAATAAAAATAGGAGTATAGGTTACGATCGAACTAGCGATAATAGTGTAACCCATACTCCTTCTACAATCACTATACAAGAAATGCTAAAAGGTGTCAATGACGCACAAGGAAATCCATATTTCCAAAAGGCATATCACGGATCTCCTTATACTTTCTCCGAGTTTAAACCTGGCAATAATAACGCACATGGATTTGGCGTGTACTTTGCAAAAGACAAATCTAAAACTGATAAGTATAAGAATAAGGGTGTCTCTCAAGTTAGAGAGCAGACCTTCTCGTATGACGGCAAAGAATTGACCGCCGAAGAATCTCATATCCTTAACCAATACTTAGGTCACTCTTTCTATAAGTTGATGGCTAGTGATAAGGCTGAAGCATCTAAGAAGCTACAAGATGTAGCGGCTAGCATAGTCAATAATGCGGATGTTGCGAATGCGAAAGAACAACTAAAGGCATTGAATCGTGTGGTTGAATTTATGGATTCCACTAGCGGTGTAACCACTAAGAAAGTACAAGCCTTCATCAACGAAAACCATGTTGATGCTATTGCTGAATCCGCCTTGGCAATCGCTAAGCTTAATGCTAAGAATGATGGCAAACGGATTAGTGTAAAATATATTTCCGAGGCTTACCAAGAATTTGTTGATAAAGCACAGTCTAAAATCAACAAAGCCGAAAGTGATGCTAAGCTTCTTGGTAGTATCGATATAGATAAGCTATCTGTTACAGGAGATACCCCTACAACTTATGAAGTAGATGTTCCTGAAGATGACACAATGCTACACGAAAAAGCTCGTGGTGCAGAGCAACCTGAATCCGTCAAAAATGCATTGCAAAAGCTAGGTATCTATAGCGATGATAAAACTGGCCGTGAAATGTATAAGGAACTCTCTGCCAAACTTGGTAGCGATGAATCAGCATCAAACGCATTAAACAAAGAGGGTGTTGATGGTATTTACTACAAAAACCCTATTGATGGTGAAGCATTAGTTGTGTTTGACCCACAAACCATTAAATTGGTGAACCAGTATTACCAAGATAAAAATAATGAAGTTATCCGTGGCATGACATCCATGATGAGCGATGACAAGAAAATCATCGAACTCTTTGACCAAGCAGACTTCTCTACATTCGTTCATGAATCAGGCCATGTGTTCCTCGAAGACCTTCGTATGTTGGCCACCATGGAAGATGCACCTGAACAAGTTGTCAGCGACTGGGAAGAAGTTAAGAAGTGGACAGGGTATCAAGAAGGTGCTGATGCGGATACTAACCGCAACGCACATGAAAAATTCGCTCAAGGATTCGAGGCCTATGTTCGTGATGGCTCTGCCCCTACACAAGCCTTACAACGAGCATTTAGACAATTTACTCAATGGCTTACTCGAATCTATCAAAAGGTCTCTATGCTTGGTGGCAAACCACCTAAAGCAATCCGTGATGTCATGGATCGTATGCTAGCCACAGAGCAAGACATCGAAGCATGGGCAACGGACAGAGAGATTGATAGACTAGAGACCAAGGTAAATATGCGAGAGTTATCCGAGGCAGAACAAGCGGCTCTCAACAATAAAGTTGCCAACATCAAAGAACGAGCTAAAGAAAAGGTTCGTGCTGAGTATGTTAAAGAGTTGGAAGAGCGAGAAGTTGTTCCTTGGGATAAGGTAAAGGATAAGGCTCAAGACAAAATAGAACGGCAACTCGTAGAGCAGTATCCTATCTATAAAGAACGGATGCGTTACGAGGCATTTGGCATAGATGCCTTGGCCAATACAGAACACCCAACTTTACAATCTCTTGAAGAGGCAGAGGAAACTAAAGGCATTGGCAAGTGGCACGATGTGGTTAATGCTCAATTAGAATCAGCCAAAGAAGCATACGAGGAATCCAATCGGACTACAGTAGATAATGCAGCCTTGGCTGAAGAATGGTTACTTACTCATCAAGCGGAGCAACGCCTTCGCCTGGCAGAAGCTGAGATGATTAAGGATGACATTCGGAAAGCTAGTGCTAGACACTATATGGCATTGGCTAAATTGCAAAAGATTGACACCTCTAAAGGTGACATTGAATTGCAACTCAAACAAGCATTAGGCGACCTCACAGACAGAGAACGCAATCGTATTGAACGAGAGCTTGGAAAAGAATCTATTGCTGATACGAAGCGGAGTGCTACTGATAAAGAGCATGACAAGATGCAAGCTAAGCTTGATAAAGCGGAACAAGCAAGTTCAAACAAAATCGAGAAGTTAGAATCCAAACATCAAGATACACTTGAAAAAGCAAATGCCAAACATCAAGCTCAAGTCACCGCACTCAAGAATGTTATCTCGAAGCATATGATACAACTCAGAGATTTGAAGAATATGCATAACGAAACCTTGTCTGCATCGATGAAAAAAGCTGAGGCTAAGTTATCCAAACTGACAGTAAGCCAAGCGACTAAATACAAGCGGTTCGTTCGTGAATCTGTTACGGCTGGCAAAAAGGCTGACATAGCTTTCAGTAAAGCCAAACCTTACTTGGCATACTCTCTCAAGCAAGAACAGTTGATGAAAACATCTATGGCTCGTGTATCCTTTGAAATCAATCAAGAAATTACGAAGGAACGCACCAAGTTGTTGAAGCAATTACAACGAATCGGTAGTGCCAATAGCACAGTCAAGTTAGATCCTCAATCTCGTTACTGGTATCAACATATGATGTACCAACTCGGCATTTCTACTCGTGATGGTATGATGCCAGCAGATGGTAACTTTGATTTACCTTCCGTGTATGCAGTTCTTGATGCGGATGCATTGTTGGCAGATGGTAGTACAAAAGAGGTTGTACCGCCTTCCGTTGGCATTGTGTGGTTCTCGAAAACTCCTATGGATTATACTCAAATGTCTGTATCCGATTTCAGAGAAGTAGCAGAGGTAATGAATGCTATTTACCACAATAGCCGCACAGAGTACCAGGCTTCTACTATTAAAGATGATAAAGGCAATGCTATTTCCGTTAACCAAGCAGCACAAGAATTGGTCGAACAAGCTTCTAAGACGATGGGTGGCATTCCTGACCAAAATCTGTTAGATAAGCTCAACAGTGAAACCTGGAAAGCCAAGACATCTAACTCTGTATCAGGTAAGCTGTTAGAATTGGCTAAAGCAGAAACTATCTTGAATCGCTTTGACGGCGGTCAAAAGGGCGGTGGCGTATGGTATCGCTATATCTACGAACCTATCAATCGTGCAACGAATGATGCCAAGGAACGCACAGAAATAGCGATGAAGTGGCTATCTTCTGCTATTAGTAATAGCTATAGCAAGAAGGAACTCTTTAATATCCGCAATGTAAAAGGGTATAAGCTTGGCGATGTCTCTAACATGACGAAGGAGCAAGTTATCGCAGCGGCTCTTAACTGGGGTACTGAAGCCAATCGTCAACGAGTTCTTGAAACATTCAATACTACAGAAGTAGAGGTTGAAAAAGCCTTTGCTGACATCTTGAATGACAAGGATTGGAACTTCATTGAATCCACTTGGAATCATATCAACTCGTACTTTGATGAGCGGAATCAAGTGCAAGAGCGATTGTATGGTACGCCTATGAAAAAAGAGCAAGGCGTTAAATTCACCATCAACGGCCGTGACATCGAAGGGCAATATTACCCAATCGTATATGATCCTAGACTGGATAATAAATCCTCTGACTATGAAATCGAGGACATCATTAAATCTCAAATGAGTTCCAACGCAGTTATGGGCATGGGCTTAAGCGCAACTAAGCAACGGATGACTGCAGTGAAAGGCAAGAAACTCTTGTTATCTCTTGATGTTATCCCTAGTGCTATCACAGAATCCATTAACCATATCGCTATGCGTGAGGCGGTTACTGATGTAAACAAGCTTATCCAACACCATGAGGTTGAGAATGCAATCGTTCAAACATTGGGGAGAGATGTCCATCAATATCTCAAGCAATGGGTTCGTGATAATTGGCAAACTGAAATTAGTAAGACTAGCCGTTGGGATAGAATCCTATCTACATTGCGTAGGAATTCGACTGGTGCGGTAATGATGTATCGCTTTTCTACGGCTGCGTTGAATGTGCTTAACGCCATTCCTGCTATGCATAAGATGGGCGCTATCAATGCTTTGTCGGCGGTTAAATCGTTCTATTTTGGTGGGCCACTAGAGAACAGACGATTCGTCATGAGCAAATCTGTGTTCTTGCGTGAACGGATTCAAAACCTTGATAAGGATATGAAGAATGGCATGAAGATTGATGGCAAGTCACCATTCAACACAGGTACTGTAGTGGATTCTGCTGCATGGAAAGCCAGTGAGATGCAAGAGGCCGTTAACCGCTATGGTTATTTCTTTATCACCGAGACTGACCTCATGCTATCCATGCCAATATGGATGCATGAATACGAAGCCAAAAAAGCTGAGTTAATCGGTAAAGAGGGATATAGCCCTGATGAAATTGAAAGCCGTGCCATTGAAGCTGGCGACCGCATGGTTCGCTCTATATTTGGTAGTGGCGATGTGAAAGACCAAGCTGCTATTCAACGGAAGAATAACTCTCTCATCAACTTGTTTACTCCTTTCTATAGCTATTCAAACACTGTATTCAATGCGTTGCTAGAATCAGGGTGGCTATCTAAAGATAGTGGTAATTGGTGGAAGCTAGCTCATTCATTCCTCTTTTGGATTCTCTTACAGTCCGTGGCTGAAACATTGCTTCGCTCATTATGGGACGATGATAAGGATGATGCGGATACGATTACTAAGAAAGCCATTAAATCAATTGGCTCTTCCACAGTGCAAGGCTTCCCAATCATTCGTGACATATTAGGAGCAGCAGGATCAGCTATCACTGGTGATTCAACCACTAGCCGTGGTAGTGAGGTAGTAGCCTTGTCTATGACCTCTAAATTGTCTAAGACACTCGGTGATGCACTCTTCCGCCAAGGCAAAGTACACCCTACTGATGTTGGTAGAGGTGCTACAGAGGTGGTTAATCGATTAGTGCCAGGTGGATTCAGCGACACTCTTACAGATGGAGCTTGGACGATGGCCAAGTGGTTACTCACTGATACTGATACAACTGTATTGGACTTGGCAACCGCTATCGCCATGGATAAGAAAATCCGTACTCGTGAAGAGCAGAAGAAACATGACGCCTTCGTTAAGAGACAAGAACACAAGAAATAATTTAATAGGGGGTTCGTAGTGAAGCGAATCCCCATTTTTATTTATAGAAAGGAGATTGCTATGGTAGGTAGCGAAAACACATTCATTCAGTTCAAGGGCGATGGTCATACCACTGTATTTGAGTATCCCTATGATTTCACAAATGCAGATGACCTAAAAGTCCTGTACGCCGATGCTGATGGAGTACTGCGGAATGTAACAACCAGTACAACTATTGAGGGGAATAAGGTGAAATACCCTCGTAGTGGCGACCCTATCCCTGTAGGTGGATTAATCATTGTGTATCGTGATACGGCAGTAACGCAAACACTTGACCTTCCTGACAAGTATCCATATGACAACATCGAAAAGGCGTTGGATCATATCGTATATATCTTGCAGGAACATTCTCGTGAAATCGGTAAATCCCTTCGTCTAGGCTTTGGCTCTAGCGACAAGGAGTTCATCTTGAATGACGGACAGGTAGACTTTATCAAGGACTACAAGAAGTATCGTGATGAATTGGAATCATTGTTAAATGATACTCGTAATGAACACGCAGCAGCAGAATCTGCTAAAGGTATTGCCGAAAGTAATAGGGAACTAGCAGTCAATGCAATGCAAGTGGCGTCTGAAAAAGCTCAATTAGTAACTGGCAAGGTAGCTGATGCCGAAGCTCTCTTTAATACAATCAACACCAAATTGGCTGATGCCGATAGTAAGGTAACTGGTGTTAACCAAGTATTGGCAACCGCAGGGACTCAAATGCAGTCCAAGTTGGATACTGTAAAAGGCATAGAAGCCCATGTAACTACATTGACCAACCAAGCTGGCACAAGCGCTACACAAGCAACACAAATGGCTACAAAGGCTAGTGATGCCATTGCTACAGTATCTGCGTCTGTTAACAAGGCTAAGGAAATCCTTGATAATGTATCGTCCGTTAATGAGGTAGTGAAATCCAAAGCGACAGAAGCGGCCACTTCTGCACAGACTGCTACTAATCAAGCAGCGATTGCTAAGCGGTATGCTGACCAAGCACAAGGCGTAGCAGGTGGTGACTTCGCCACTCATGCAGAAGTAAATGCGATAAAAGGCGATGTTGCTAATATAAAAACACAAGTTGGCAATGATTTAACAAATCGGTTGGTCACCATTCAAGGAAGTATTAATGGCAAGGCTAATTCTACTGATGTATATAACAAGGCTACAGTTGACCAAAAAATCAGCCAAGTATCTACTTCGTTATCATCCAATGTCAGCACATTACAATCCTCAATTAACACAAAAGCGAATACGGCTGATGTGTACAATAAATCCGCCGTTGATGCTAAGCTGCAGTCCATTAATCTATCCACAGTGATACCAGTAGCAGCAGGTCAAGGTGGAACGCCAACCAGTGCAAATGGCAAGGTAGTGTTCAAGACTGTGACAAGCACAGATGCACCTGGCGATGGATATGTATTGGAATATGGCAATGATACTTCCAATAAATCACAACTCTATGTTGGCAGCAACCCAAGCACAGGCGTTTATATCGGTGGTTGGAATGGCGGCGCTAAATACGAATACGAAAAACTTGCCACAGAGAGGTGGGCAAGAAATAATTTGGGTATAAATGACGAGATTACAGCTTCGCTTACACAAATGTTAGCTAGCTATGATAAAGTTAACGAATTGCTGAAAAAGAAAGACAATATACTCATTATTGATAGCATCTACAGAGATGACAATGTACATATTGTTAAATACACGAATGGGATGATGGAGTATAGAGTCCACCTCACACAAAGTGGGGATAAGTTTTCACATTCGTTTAGAACTCCTTTCCTTAATACGAAAAATTTGTATGCTTATTGTGGGTTTGTTGAAACCAATAGAATTGATGTAGATATAAGTCCTGCGCTTGACAAGTTGACAACCACAACAGTTTCACTGAAATCCAGGTCTTATGGATATTACGGCACTGGTATCACTGTTCTTGTAGTTGGCTATTGGAAATAAAAGGGGTGGTACAATGTTAGGAACACAAATTCAAAAAGATAATTTCGATGCTGAATTATATGCAAAATGTGCTGACTTCTGCAATGTGAATGGCTTTCAAATGGTGGAACACGATTCGTATTACGAGGTCGAAGAGACACCAGTTATCGAACAAACATTTCAACAAAAGGCGGCAGAAATTAATGCATACTATAATTCACGATTCGATGTCATTAAATCTGCCATACTCGATAGACAAATGGCTGGTAAGCCTTATGCCGACTTACAGGCGCAATATACCAAATTGGCTTCCGAACGCATTGCTAAGTTAAAAGAATTGAAAGGGGCTAAATAATATGTATGACATTCAATCAGAAGTGCCAGTGATGAAAATCTGTGAATACTGCTTTGCAATCCTAAATGACGATGGCACTTGTCCAACGGAAGGATGTATTCACGATGAAATGGAAGAATTGTTGAAGGATGATAAGGATACAGTAGATTAATGCAACCACCTACAATAGAGTTTCTCACTTTTGCATTGACTGTAGTTACCTTAGTAGGCAGCTGGATATACTACTTTTCAAAAATCGGTGTAACTCTTGAATTAATCCAAAAGGAAATCAAGGAGATGTCCGATGAAATAAAGCAATCCAAGAATGACAGAGAACGCACTAAGATAGATGTGGCTCGTCTTGACGAAGGACTGCATACTGCTAAGACAAGACTAGATGTATTGGAAGCAAAGTGGGAAACATATAGAAAGTAATTATAGAGGGCCGTGTTATGCGGCCCTATTTTATTGGAGAAAGTATGAATCAAAAAATTATCAATATGATAAAGCAGTCATACAATTCTGTAAGAATCGCTAGAATCCACCCCAACGGAGTGATTGCAGTACGCCTATTAGTCATCGGAATAATCACTCCGATTATATTGGTGATCGCCCAATACTTAATGGCGTTTATTAGTGGTGTGGTTGATGATAACCAATCCAAGATGATTGATACAGGCATCAAGATCATCGACCATATCTATGTACCTTCCGTATTGGCGGCAGTAACTGGATTCTTGATGTTATGGCTTGATAAGGATTCTAATGGGATACCTGATAAATTGGAACAACAAACTGATATGTGCAAACCACCAATAATGTCAGAAAGGATGAAGGACGATGATAAAAGGATTTGATATTTCGGCCTGGCAAGATAATGGCTATGGTGCGCCATACTTCAATGTCGACAGAATGCGACAGGCGAAAGAAGAAGGCAATGAGTTTGTGATTATTAAGTTAGGGGAGAATTTCCGAGAGGATGAGTTCTTCTATGAACACATAGTCGCTGCACTCACGGCAGGATTAGAAGTAGGGGTATATTACTTTAGCCATGCCTACGATACCGATACGGCAGAACAAGAAGCACAGTGGGTACATGACACACTTAGCTCTTATGGCTATACAGATTGGCATCTGTCAGCAGGGATATGGTATGACTACGAGGAACACGAAGAACTGCGTAACCGCATCAATGACGGCACTTTAACGGCACAGGATATGACTAATTGTATTAGTGTATTCGTTAATGCGATGTGGAATCATGGTCGCCAAAACATAGGTGTATATGGTGGCTATTCTCTTCTTTACGATGAAACATACCTCTATAGTCAATGTCCTAGTATCCCAGTGTGGTGCGCACAGTACGATAGCCAATGTGACTACCCTAATGTTGCTATTTGGCAATACACGGATAGCGGCATTGTGGCTGACACCCAAGTTGACTGCAATATTAAATATTAGAGGTGAATTATGATTGAACGAATTAAAAGTAGAATAAAGGAGATTCAAAATGCAAAAGCGACACAAGTTACACTTCCTACTTTGTGGATTCCTATCCTTTGTATTTTTGTTGGTGTTCTCATTGGCGGCATCGGCGAACGAACCACTCACATCACAGAATCCATCTATCCAGGCCGAACAGAAAGTGGTACTACAGAAGACTACCTACGATCAGCTGAAAGCGAACAACGAAAAAGCCTTGAATATAATCAAAGCATCCAATCTAACATTGACAGAAGCGCAGAAATCAATAGTCGAGCAGCAGACACAATTAGACAGATTGAAGCAGGACAACACTTTACAAGCGAAAGAATTGGCCAAAGCAAAGCAGAACTCAATCGAGCAACAAGCTTCCTTGAAGAAAATCGAAGACTCTTTGAACAAGTCGATAGAGCAAATGAAGAAGGACAAAAAGAAAATGCAGACTCTGAAAACACAACGGAATCTATTGGCGATACTAGCCATAGTCGCTAGTGGATTTGCCATCGCCAAATAATTACAAAAAGCATATTGGTTGCACACATATCGCACACAATTTTTGATACTTAATAGTTATAAATGGCTAAATTATAGGATTTATGAATAGTAATTAAAAGTTGTATCTGGATTATCACCAAGATCTGACGGATTTTTTCTTGGGGGAGTAGGCTGTTTATATAGGGAAAGATGCCCTGTAAGAAATCCCCTTTTAAAGTGTTTAAAGAGCTAATAAAAAATTTATATTTTTCTTTCTATAAGGCCTTGAAATGGGGGGGGCCTAATGCTATGATTAAGTCATAAAGATAACCCTGCTGTGTGCGTGTGACGTTGATGTTTTTGAGCCAACACATTTACATAGGGAGTCTGGTCTTTCATCTGGCGTGGTGCCCCTTGGGGATGGCAAAGGATGAAATAGGACGCCCACCTGCTGTACGCAGGATCAAAAGTCAGCGTTGCAAACGGCACGGTGGGGCTTATTTCTAACCGCTCTTGAAGCGGTTTTTTTAGTTAGGAGATATAGATGGACAGCTTATTTGATGACTTGCAAAGCCGTGCCTTTGAACCTTTGGCAGTTCGTATGAGACCAACTAGTTTGGATGATTTTTATGGACAGGATAAGGCTGTTGGCAAGGGAAGCTTTTTGCGGGCCATGCTGGATCAAGATACTATTCCTTCCATGCTCTTTTATGGGCCCTCTGGGACGGGAAAAACGACCTTGGCAGGGATTATAGCGGCTATGAGTCATAGCCGTTTTGTACAATTGAATGCGACCAATACGGGTATTTCTGAATTGCGGTCCGTCATTGAAGAGGCCAAAAAATATATCCGGTCTTTTCAACAGCGAACTATACTTTTTCTGGACGAAATACACCGTTTTAATAAAGGACAACAAGATGTCCTTTTGCCTTGTGTGGAAGATGGGACAATCGTTCTTATCGGGGCTACGACGGAAAATCCTTTCTTTGAAGTTAATAGGGCCCTCTTGAGTCGCCTCCGCCTTATTACCCTTGAAAGTTTGAGTCCAGAGGCCATAGGAAGACTTTTGCGCCGGGCCTTGGAAGATTCCGATAGGGGGCTAGGCGCTAAAGGTGTTACCGCTGATCAAGAGGTTCTCTTGACCATTGGTGCCTTTGTAAATGGGGATGCTCGTATGGGCCTTAATATTTTGGAACAGGCCGTTGCTATGGTTAAATCAGGAGAGGCCTTGACCCAAGAGGCGCTAGAAAAGGTCTTGGGGCGTCGGGTCTATTCCTATGATAAGAAGGGCGATAATCATTATGACACTATTTCTGCCTTTATTAAATCCATGCGGGGATCGGATGTTAATGCAACCCTTCATTATTTGGCCCGCATGATAGAGGCCGGAGAGGACCCTAATTTTATAGCTCGTCGTATCCTTATTTGCGCAGCTGAAGATGTGGGATTAGCAGATCCACAGGCCCTAGTAGTGGCCAATGCGGCAGCCCAGGCAGCTCATATGGTGGGTTTTCCTGAAGCGCGTATTATTTTGTCGGAAGCAGCTTCCTATGTGGCCTTGGCAGAAAAATCAAATTCTGCCTATTTGGCTATTGATCGCGCATTGTCGGATGTGCGTCACAAACAGTGTGGTCCAGTTCCGGATCATTTGCGGGATACCCATTATAGTGGTGCCAAGGAATTGGGGCATGGCAAGGGGTATGACCTCCCGCATAACCATCCTAGCGGCTGGGTAGACCAGCAGTATCTACCAGACCAACTGCTAGGGGTTAATTATTACCAAGCGGTTGATCATGGGCAAGAAGCCATTCTTCATAAGGTTTGGGAAGATAGAAAAAAATAA